TTTCGTTCTGCCAGTCATAACCGTTACGTTAAGACGGTTTTTAATGCTAGGGTGCTAGAATGTCTATAGAACGGTCTGCAAAACCGTGTTATGTGGGTTAGAGTCCCATCCCTAGCTCCATATAGAGCAGTGGTGTAACTGGTTAACATGCGGTCCTGATAAGACTGAGACGTGGTGAGTTCAAATCTCCCCTGCTCTACCAATATTTTATAGACCAATATTTAACATAAATCCTCTTAACTAAAGTTATTATTAAACAATACTGATGTGATAACGTTTAAGCAAAATGAGTTTAATAATAATGAATACACAATGATTGCAAGCATTGGTTAATGATTTATGATTAAGTTAGAGAGACGTAGTTTAATCTTCATAGAACGACCTGGCGAGGACAGGTTGATATAGGTATGAAATCCTATCGTTTTGCTCGTAATGAAGAAATTAATAAAATTATTGAATATATAAAAAACATTTTAAACAAGCGTGGTGAAAAAGAATCATCTTAGTCTCCAAAACTAAGGTTCCTGTGGCAGAATCAGGCGCTTGTGCCAATTATATATCCGAGATACAAGTGGAGCATAAATAAGAAAATTCTATAGATACCAGCTTATTTAAGATTAGGACACCTTCCTAACGGATATGCCAATTATATGCATAGAAGAATATATCAACAAGTTTTGGTATATTCTTGTGTGCATAGCTCAATGGTAGAGCAATGGTTTGTGGCACCATCTATGAGGGTTCAATTCCCTCTGTACACCCACCTGACTTTGATAATAACCTTTTCGTGGTGTTGGGTATAAGTAATTCTATATGAATGAAACTAATAATTATCAAAATTATTGAACTCAATATTGAACTCAAAATATGATAAATACTTATAGAAATTATATTAGGAGTTCAAGTTGTATTATTTAATTTATAAAATAACAAATACTGTAAATAATAAGATTTATATAGGAAAACATCAAACTAAAAATAAAGATGATGAATATATGGGTTCTGGAAAAATTCTTCATAAAGCAATTGAAAAATATGGAATAGATAAATTTAAAAAAGAGATATTATATGAATGTGCTAATGAAGAAGAAATGAATCAAAAAGAAGCAGAAATTGTTGATGAAGAATTTATTGCTCGTCTTGATACATATAATATTAAATTAGGTGGTCAAGGTGGTTGGGATCATTGTAATAATAATTCAGAAATGCAAGCAAAAAAAGCAAAAGATAATTGGATTAAATATGGAAAAAATCATCCTTTAATAATAGGTATAAAAAATTTTTGGGATTCATTGTCTGAAGAAGAATATAATGATTATATTGAAAGAATAGCAAAAGGATGTAAAGAATATTATAAAACACATGATAATCCATTTAAAGGTAAAAAACATACAGAAGAAACTAAAAGAAAAATTAGTAAAGCAAGTTCAATTAATCAAAAAGGCGAAAAGAATTCTCATTATGGTTGTTGTTGGATACATAATGATATATTAAAAGAAAACAAATCTATTAAAAAAGAATTATTACAAGAATATTTAGATAATGGTTGGGAAAAAGGTTCTAGAAGAATTTATTATAAAAATAAAAAAAGTTCTTGACATTTAAAAACTTATATATTATAATATGTTCATAAAGAGGTTAAAGAGGTTATAGAACATCGTAAATAAGTTTTTAATAGTCCGTTTTGGAGTCGGTCTTTTTAAAGCATTGTGGCTTGCCGACTCCATATTAAAATTGTGATTCCTTTACATCCAATACCTTCTCGTGGTAGGAATCGTGAGTAGTAATTATGATTACGAAACAAAACTTGGATAAATGTTAAAAAGACCTTTTTAGGTAAGTAATATTAATCTTAGAAGTTTTTAAGAGTTTTCTATAAAAGGTTAATATTATAAAAATGGTTATAGCAATTTTCCGAACAATTTATTGAATAGGGAAATCCATATAAAAATTAAGTTAGTGTCATAAAAAGCTATAAAGGGAGTGTAGGAGAAGATTGGCTTAATTCCTTTCATCAATCTTCTCCTTTAGAGATTTTAGAAAAGGATATTTAAGAAAATGGGGATATCACCTAACTGGTAAGGTACTTGCCTTTTAAGCAAGATAATTGTGAGTTCAAGTCTCACTATCCCCACCAATTAATTATAATAAATATGTGTCAAAATGTAAAACATAATATTTTTATCAATAAATACTATTAGAAATTAAGTTGGAGTATTTTATGGAAAAAATAATTTTAAAAGAATGTCCTTATCATGGTTTAACAGAATATGTTTATAGAAAATCTGAAAAAAGATATAGATGTAGGAAATGTTCTGCTGATAATGTTAGAAGAAAAAGATATAGATTAAAAGAAAAAGCAGTTGAGTATAAAGGTAGTAAATGTGAAATTTGTGGATATGATAAATGTATTGATGCTTTAGAATTTCATCATAAAAATCCTAATGAAAAGGATTTTGGTATATCATCAGGTGAAACAAGAAGTTGGGAAAAAATTAAAAAAGAATTAGATAAATGTATTATGTTATGTGCTAATTGCCATAGAGAAATACATTCGCATGAAAATGATGAATTGAAAAGTAGAATAATGAATAGATACAAAATGGTAGATAAAAATAGAAATAAAAAATATGATGAAAATATTGATAAAATTGTTGATATGAAAGATAATCAAAATAAATCTTTTTATGCTATTGCTAAAGAATTAAATATGAATAGAAATACTGTAAGAAATTATTATAAACGATATAAGAATAAATTATAATTATTTAATACCATTGATGATAATAATGGTGTAGAAGTATAATAGCACACCATGCTGAGTATTGAAATCACGAGTGAAATAAAGTGTTGGAGAGAAATTCATGGTAGGTTAATTATCAAATAGAGATAATGATGATCACATTATCATAAGCCATGAGAGTAATTAACTTATGTGCCAATGGTATTTAATAATTATAAAAATAAGGTTGTATGATAGTTTATGTAAAACGTTATCAGATTATGATAAAAATTCGGTTCAAATCCGTGCAACATAATTAGAGGTCGCAACTCTTTCCTTAATTTTTTTAAAAATAATTATTGACAATAATAAATATTTGTGTTATGATAATATCATAATAAAGAATGGGTGGTTGGCATATCGGTTCGTGCAGCAGTCTGTTAAACTGCAGAGAGAGGTTCAACTCCTCTACCGCCCGCCAATTCAAAAAACGGTTTAATGTTCATCCGTATCCAAAAATGAGCATCAGTGTAAATGACTACTTGTTGAATGTCTAGGTTTGTTTGGAAAGCATCGTTAAGAATTACCAGAAGATTCTTTAATTAAAATTATTGAGGTATATAATATGAATTTGATTAAGTTATTAGCATTATATAAAGCAATTAAAAATACTGCTAAAAAGTATCATTGGAAAACTGTTGGAACATCATTTATGGGAGATCATCTTTTATTTGATAGAATTTATGATGATATATCAGATGATGATGTAGATACAGTTGTTGAACAATACTATATGGGTATTGGTAGAAAAGAAATTGATGATGTAGATAATTTAACAAATTTATGCTATCAACTTGAAGGTAAATCATTTCCAGCAACTGCTGAATCAATACCTTTAATGTATCAAGAATTATCAAAAATGATGAATGCATTTATATTAGGTGCTGAAAAAATAAATTCTGTAAGAGGAATTAATTCTACAATAGATAATATGTCAACAACTATTACACAATTATACGGATTAGTTGTTGCAAGATTAAGTTAATATTTATGCGACCATCGAATAGTCAGTCTAGTTCACATGCCTTTCACGCATGAAACACGGGGGCAGAGCCCGTTGGTCGTACCAATTTTAAGAAAGTGATACAATAAATTTTAGGGTTCAAATCTGATAAATACATATATAATGAAAGAGGTGTATTAATGTATATATGTAAAAATTGTGGTAAAGAATTTAAAGAAAAATATTCTAAATATAGTGATGGTAATTTCTGTTGTAAAGAATGTGCCAGAAGTTATTCTACAAAAGAAAAACGAAAAGAAATCAATGAGAAATTATCAAAACAAAATAAAGGAATCATTTTTAATCATAATCAAATAATTGAAGTTAAAAAAAGATATGATGAAAATCCTAAAATATGTCCTATATGTGGTAATATAATTCCTTATGAAAAACGAATGAGAAAAACTTGCTCTTATGATTGTGGAAAGAAATTATCTATACTTCATAATGATTATTCTAATTGTGGTGGTTATAGAGAAGGATCTGGTAGAGGGCATCATGGTTATTATAAAGGAATATATTGTGATTCAACTTATGAATTAGCATATTTAATATATTGTTTAGATCATAATATTGATATTAAGAGATGTAGTGAAATATTTGAATATGAATATGAAGGAAAGAAACATAAATATCATCCTGATTTTATAATTAATGAAGGTTTAATTGAAATAAAAGGATATTATACTGAATTAGTAGATACAAAAGCTTCTTCTATAACATTAGATAAACCTTATAAAATCTTATATAAAGAAGATTTACAAGAGGTTTTTGAATATGTTGCTAAAACATATAATAAAAGATTTAGGAAGAAATGGAATAATTTTTATGAATTATATGATGAATATAAACCTAAGTATGAATATATATGCAATGAATGTGAAAAAACATTTACAAGAGATAAAATGATTAAAACTGAAACAAAATTTTGTTGTAGAAGTTGTGCTTGTAAATATAATCAAAGATTATTACACAAGAATAAATAAGAATAAAGGTGTGTGGGAGAGCTGGGTGTTCTCGCCTGCCTGTCACGCAGGAGATTTTCAGAAGGGTTCGAACCCCTTACACACCGCCATATATTGCAAGTGTCGTTCAAAAGCAGGACTTCGGATTTCCAATCCGATAATGGGATGGCAGAATTCCTCACTTGCTCCAATTTTTATTTATTTTCAATAAGTTATGGGAAAGTATATACGGCTACGAAGACCGTGGTAGTGAGTAGTAACACTACCCTCGTTATTACTACTTATAGAGACGGATGGTTTGACTCCACAGCTTCCCACCAATTTTTTATGGGTTGTTTATCATTTCTACCCACCATGGATAGAAAAGAAATGGTGATTGCAGATGGTTGTCGGAAAAGGTTTCTGCTGTTGGAAAATTAAAGAAACTATTATAAATTAATAGAGTACCGATTTATGGTGCACCAGAGAATCGTAGGGTAAAATGTTTATAATATTAATGAAAACCTTGCCAGAATTTTATGGATGTCTAACTCAATTGGCAAGAGTATCGGTCTCTTAAACCGAAAGATTTGGGTTCAAATCCCAAGGCATCTACCAACAAAAAAG